TCACACCTGTGATGTTGAATAGAACGCACAGCGTACGACGTGTCATCAACGCAGGCGCGGTAGAGATAGTAGTCACCAACTCAGCCACAGGCACAGGTGTGAGTGGTGCTAACACTGTAGACTTCAGCATCGACACGCACATGCTCGGTGGTGAGCCGATAGAGTGCAAGTACTTCGCCAATTACATCGTCGTATGGACTAGCGTTGGTGAGATATTCACAGTTGATAGAGATAAGAATACACAGCGTATATGGAGTGCTGCTGTGGCATTCGCATTGCCAGGTGCACCTATAGCGTGGACAGCTACCGATATGATCGCTAGTGACATATTCGGTAAGGAGTTGATATGCAGCAATGGTAGGGACAAGCCATTGTCGATTGACTTCACACGTGATGACAGGGTGATCTACTTAGTAGACCCAGGCAATAGCAGCAGCAATGCTAAGGTGCCAGCGTTCGATGCATGTAAGTCAGCGTTCAGGTACTTCACTATACATGACACAGAGGTACTCACGCAACCTGAGTGGACTACATCTATACGCATAGCAGCCAAAGACACATCAATGGTCTACTCAGATGCGCCCGGTGCGGGTGATAGTGTAGACATTGACATGAGTAAGATCGTCGCTAGTCCTGAGCAGACGGTGCGTGGGTTCGCTACTATCAAAGACACACTACTAGTCATACAGCCTACAGCTACCACGCTGATGAAGTACGGTACTACAGCTACCATCAGCGGCGGCGATGTACACGATCCACAGCCTATAGACACGCTCAACAGCTTCGGTAGTAATGCACCTCGCAGCATTGTTGAGATAGGCAGCGACGTGTTCATGATCGACTTCAACGGTGTACCTAGTGCCAAGTTGTCATCTACAACTAATGCTGTAGTACCTGAGCGTGTGAGCAACTACATCGAGAGCATGATGTCGGCTCACATCGGTAGACTACGCAAGGAGACAATGAGACTTAAGACCTTCGGCTTCTTTGATGGTAAGAACAAGTGTGTACACTTCTACATGCCTAAGTTCGACACAGAGGACGATAGGTTACTGACGATTGATCCATTCTACTTCGATGATGACATGGCTGATGATGAGTTCATGAAGTCAACGCTCATCATGCGTATAGATGATCACCAGCTTGAACAGGGTGACATAGTTAAGATCAGCAACGCTACAGGCTTCAGTAGTATCATCGCTGCGAACATCAACGGCGAGCGCACTATCATGGGTGTGCTCAATGAGAACTACTTGCTAGTGTCTATAGGTACAACATTGCCAGTAGGCTCTATACCAAGTTCGACTAGTGGTGGTGGTAACAATGTGAAGATCGAACCTGTCATTGATGGCACCATAGGGTACATCTACCACTACGTACCGCAGCTAAAGCTCACAGCGTGGGCTAGGTTCAAGACTAACAAGTTCCTACGCTTCAACTGCGGCTGCAACACAGTAGAAGGTAGGTCGTACCTATTCACGCCTGACGGCTTCATGATGCGTTATGGTTCACCTGATCATCATGTGACTGCCGACTGGTTCCGTATGTATGACTACGCGCACTGGACGAGTGGACAGCAGTATCGTGTAGGTGACCGTATATATGATAGCACAGATGACCTAGTGTATAAGTGCATCATAGATGTACAAACAACCGCCAGCGACTTCGCTACAGCACGTGCAATGGAGATCGACTCTTGGGAGGAGTACTTAGGTGAACCTATAGACTTCACATGGGAGCTACCGTGGGCTGACTTCGGTGCACGACAGATAGCAAAGGCTATGCGCTTCACACACATAGATGCAGTAGGTGAGGCACAGTTCACACTCTCTCTGTTCGCTGATAACATATACAAGGACGCAGCCACAGGTCAACTTAAGCCAGCTAGACAACTCACCTTCGTACCTAATGACGCGGGTGCATATGGTGCTGGTGCACAGGTGTATGGTGCTGGTAGACGTACACGTGAGCAGAAGCTGTGGATGGTGCCTATGCGCTTCAAGTTGATGAAGGCACGCATGACTGGTAGTAGTGTGAAGCCGTTGTCAATCAATGCACTCAGCTTCTTGTATCAACGTGGCAGCGTGGTGCGAGGGTAGTTGTATGCTATTGACAAGATTGAAGAAACGTGCTATATCCTACTGCCTTCTGCGAAGCAGCAAGAAAGCAAGAGCAGAGGGCTTTCTATATAAGTATAACACGGCGGCTTCATTGCCACATCATCACATGGTGGCAGTGAAATGGTAGCTAATATACGCGGCTACACACCTAATTACAAATTCCGTCTTATTAACTTCGACACACCACGTTGGCATACGCTTGAGTATGCGAACTGGAATATGGCTGATGCGTTGTTGTTGCAATCAGGTATACCACAGGTACGTGGTGGTTGGCAGAATAACACTGCGTACTTAGAAGGCGACCGTGTATTTGATGAAGATACGTCAGCTACGTATAGATGTCTGATTGCACATACTAGTGCACTGACAGGTACATTCGGCGAAGACCGCATACTACATCCTGCCTACTGGTCATTGCAGCTATCAGGTACACCTGTATTCCGTGATGAGTGGGTGTCTGGTGTTGCTTATGTGCTAGGTGATATAGTATCAGTCAACGATTACACCTTCTACCTATGCACAATGGCACACATGTCGAGTGTGACATTCCCGCCTGATGCGTTGTTCTGGCAAGAGGTCTTCGACGCTGCTCAAGTTGTAATAGACGCTGAAGCTGCGAAGGATGCAGCATACCAATTCTCGCTTGATGCACAATCATCCGCTAACGACGCTCAATCGAGTGAAGAAGATGCACAGCTTGCAGAGGATGCAGCTAAAGGATGGGCTAACGACGCACGTGCTGCCACTGGTGGTTTTAGGTGGGCATACTCTAGTAGTACTACTGCTGCTGATCCTGCTGTTGGCAGAGTAGCATTCAACAATGCTAATCCTCTAGCTATAACTGAAATCTATCTCAGCGCATACAACGGTGAAGTCGGCAACCCTGATGTTAGCGATTGGGTTGCTACATGGGATGATAGCACCAACGTATTAACACGTGGCACGTTGCAAGTACGTAAAGTCGGTTCGCCTGAACAGTTCATGATCTTTGAACTGAAAGGCAACATCACAGATAACGGTGCGTGGTTGTTGCTACCTGTAGCATACATCACACACTCAGGCTCTATCATCAATGGCGAAGCTATAAGCCTAGGCTTTGTGCGTGCTGGTAATCAAGGCCCCACTGGTACAGGTGGTGGCGACATGTTGCGTGCCAACAACTTGAATGATGTTGTTAGTATAGCGAACTCACGTACTAACTTAGGACTAGGCACTGCACAGATACCTACGTTCTCACAAGTGCTGCTAGGCAATCAACCTAGCGATCCTATGCACGCAGCTACACGTGGCTATGTTGATAGCTCACCATCACTAGTCGTCAGTGATACTGCACCTAATGCAACTACGTCACTAGCTGGCACGTTGTGGTGGGATAGCGATCTAGGTACGCTGTTCGTGCTATACGACGATGGTAATAGTAAGCAATGGGTACAAGCTACAGCTACTCCTGGCATTGATACTACGCCGCTAGTCAAGAAGGCCGGCGATACCATGACCGGCGATCTGACCATTGCTAAGGTCGATCCATTTATAACACTTAATAGAGCCGCGGTAGGTCAACGTGCGGCAATCATCGGCAGCGTGAATGGGCTGACACGTTGGCGCATGTCGTTTGGCAATCCGGCAGCTGAGAGTGGTGGCAACGTAGGTTCTAACTTCATCATCTCACGTTACAACGATGTTGGAGTTGGAATTGACGACCCCATAACGATCGACCGTTCGACAGGAATGGTCAGTATGTTGGCCGATCCAACTGTTGCACTCGGTGTAGCAACTAAACAATACGTAGATGCACGTGTACTTGATGTTGCTGCATATAGCGGTATGCAGATCAACGGCTCGATGGAGGTCAGTCAAGAATTAGCCGGCACTGCACGGACTACAAACGGCTATATTGGCGATGGCTATAACGCGCTTTGTACAGGCACGTTTACTTGGAATGGGGCGACGACTCCGGCGTTAATGACGCCTGGATTTAATAACGTGTCGTACATTTCAATAGGAACAGCACAGGCAACGCTTAATGCTGGTGATTATGCGCTAATGCAACATCGGATAGAAGGTTATCGCATTGCACGACTTGCTTGGGGTGTTGCTTCAGCAAAACCAGTAACAGTTGCATTCTGGTCAGGTAATAAACCAGCAGGTCTTTATTCTGTAGCAATTACTAATAGCGATGGCACTAGGTCTTATACAACATCATACACTCAAGCTGTCGCTTCTCAGGCACAATACAATGTCGTCACTATTCCTGGTTGTATAGACGGTGTGTGGAATAAAACCAACACTATTGGAATGGTTTTGAACTTCGTACTTGGCTCAGGTTCAACATTCGTAACACCAACACCTAATGCTTGGGTGAATGGGAATTATACTGTTATACCAGGACAGGTGAATGGCGCGGCGGCAGCAGGGAATGTCTTAAGTATCTCAGGTGTCATCGTCCTCCCCGGCACACAAGCACCAACTGCTGCACAGTCACCACTCATCATGCGTCCGTATGATCAGGAGTTGCTGACGTGCCAGAGGTATTATCAATTGATTGATGTGCCTATGGTTGGAATGAATGCAGGACTACCAATAAACAGTGTTATTTATGGTTGGGTGCCGTATTTAGCCGAGATGCGCTCAACGCCTACCGTCGCGATTAGAACAGCACCGGGTTTAAGTAATGCTACCGCTAATATAACCTCGCCCACGACAAAAGCAATTCGTTATGATGTTACAGCTACTACTAGCGCGCCGTTCTACGCAGTAAGCGCAGTTCTTTCAGCAGACGCGAGGCTCTGATGGGTTTCAACTTCCCCAACACACCAACAGTCGGCGACCTATATCCTACACCCGCACTCCCCGGTGTACCACAGTATCGCTGGGATGGTGCTGTATGGACTACTACTACATACGATCCACTCACATGGGTACAGCGTGCTGGCGACACTATGACAGGTGCACTCAATGTAGTGACACCTCCTACGCTGCCTGCACATGCTGCGAGTAAGGCGTATGTTGATGCTGCTAGTGTAGCTGCTGCGCCGTTTGCTAGTGCTATGGCGTATAGTGGTATGCAAGTCAATGGTGGATGTGAGGTTAGCCAAGAGCTTGGTAGCTCACCAGTAACATCGACATCTAACTTAAAGAATGTTGTTGATGCATGGAAGATTTCTACTTCAGGTCCACATACAATAAGAGGACAGCAACAATCAGTTACAGTACCTCCCGGCTTTTCAAATAGCATACAGTTCACTGCTACAGTAGCGAATGCATCTCCTGGGGTAAACGATCTCGCAGCTATAGTGCATGATATAGAAGGTACGCGAGTTGCTAGACTTGGTTGGGGGACAGCTAATGCAATGCCAATCACTATCTCGTTCTGGGTTTATTCGATAGCAGGTACATTCTCTGGATCACTACGCAACGGTGCTAACAATCGTTCATACACATTTACGTTCACTGTTAATGCAGCAAACACGTGGGAGTATAAGTCTATCACCATCCCAGGTGATACAACTGGAACATGGAATAAAGATAACCTGACTGCTATAAGCGTATGCTTGATGGGATTAGTTGGTGCGACTTAT